CTTGCACGTCTTTAGCTCTTTCAGGATTTCGGTTGAAATATGCATCTCGATTTTTTGCATCTGTAAACTGCATCATTGTTTGACCCTTGAATTCCTTTAGATTTAAATCAGTTTGTTTTGTCATTTTTTCAATGTCTATATCAAGACCTTTATCCATTCTCTCTAAATGGTAATCCTGATCAACACCCTTAGCTTCTAAAAGAAAGTTTTGTTGCTGTTGATTTAATCTAGCTTGTGACTGCTCTCTTATTAAAACCTCTTCTTGAAAAGTTGGTTTTCTTATATCCTTCATTAAGCCACCCAACGAATCGCTAGCCATACCTAATGCGGTTAAGAAGTCTGTTTGATAATTAGCCATTATTTACTCCCCTATTATTTAATATTGTCTTTATTTCCATATTTATCCATTAACTCTTCGGTAGTGCCAAGAGTAACTCCTTCTCCTAGAGCTTGCCCTCTCAACTGTCTTTCTGCAGCATCTAATGTGCCTAAACGTTGTTCAAGTGCTTGTGATCTTTGCAACAATGAAGCTTCTCCTTGAAGACCTAAAGAAGATAATTGAGCAGTAGGATCCAGCCCTGGATTATCGAAACTGACTAAACCAGTTCTTCCATAGCCAGACATATCTTGAAGATAAGATCCATGTGCTTGAGAAACTTGTAATCCTTGTGATGTAAAAGAAAGACCTGCTTCTCTAGCAGCATCGTCCCTATAATTTTTATATAAAGGTTGTAAATCTGCAATACCTTGACCTGTAGTAGCAGCTACATGATTCTTTCTTCTCTTTTCTTCTTTTCTTGCGTTATTAGCCATTACTCCACCAGCAATAGCACCTATTACATATCCCCACGCCATTACGATACCTCCTTTTGGTTACCAAATGGTTTAAATTCTAAATTAGGAGAAATAGCTTTTAACCAGTTCATCTCCTTAAAATATGGAGCATATTCTTGAGATGCTTGTTTTTTAACTGCATCAACATGATCTGAAAGCTCTTCGTGTCTTTGTTGTTCTCTATCTACATACGGTTGTACAACTTTACTACGTACTGGTTCTGAGGGCATAACAGCCATATGTTTTTTAAAATATTTATCATAATCCTCAACACTGTACTTATCAAAAGGTGCCATTGTTTTTTTACCTAGAACATCTTTAATAACTTTTACTTTTTTATCAGTTGTTTCAGCTTTATAAAATTTTTGAAAATTTTTATCTTTTTCAAACTTATTATATAAACTTCCATGCTTTATTGTAGATCCAACGCTACTTCTCAAAGTTTGAGATTCTCCGCTTATTCTTCCCCAAGCGTGAGCATTCCCACGTTGATAGTCTGTCATAAAATCACGATTAGCCATTGTGTATCTCCTTTAATTTATTAATTGCTTTTACAAAATCTTCTACACGTACTGGTGTTTGTTTGTACCAACGTGAATGTCTACCTGAATCCTTGTCTGCATACATTATTTCATCTATTGCTTTATCATATTCTCTATGACATAAGCATCTCCAAGCCGATGGAAACTTTCTAGTCCAACTAGTTCCTAATTGATAATTAACAGAAACTAATGCTATTATAACGTCTTCATCGTCTGTAGATAATATACTTGCTTGTTTCTTTGCTGCCTCTGCAGCGGTAGTAATATCTTCCATATACCATTCTTTAATCTTGTAATCATCTACTTCTGTGCCTACGGGAAAATCTTCTCTCTCTGACGCAGTAAGTAAATGACCAATACCACAAGTAGGTTTATCTAATGTATCAAGATATACTTCGTTTTTATATCCTTCACGAAGCTTCATATGCTCGTATAGTTTTTCTTCAAAAACTTTCTTTTCTAAAAGCTCTTTCTTAGGTAACATTCCCATTAGAAGCCACTCCCTGGAGAATACATTCCTCTCATTCTGAAGGTATTTAAAATCCCCTCCTTGGCTCCTTTATTATACATTTCTGGATTTTGCATATATGCATCATAGGCGCTTCTTGCATTTTGCCAACCATATCCTAAAGTATTCAGACCTAAATTCAAAAATCCACCAGAAATATTTGCCCCCATGTTTTGTCCCTTTCCTAATTCTAAGAAATCCGAACCTTGATAAGTACCTCCACCTATCAATGGTGCTCCTTGATAGGCAGCCCCTGGATAATCGCTGAAGGTCCATTCATTCACAGGTTGATCTGGAACAACATTATTTGGACCAACATCACTTGGATTTGCATATGTTGCACTAGGATTAAACGTATCTCCTGTTTGTACTCCTATATTTGTATCCATGGAAGGTTGAGGATTAGCACCTGTAGGGCTATATAAAAATGAACCACTAGGTCGTGCAGGCATAGGTTGTATCTTTAATACATTAGTACCTTGATTCACTTGCACAGCTGATTCTGTTGACGGATCAAACTTCCAATCTTCTGTACTATTTAAGAAGAAAGCCCTTAATTTATTCCTATCTTCTAAAGGCTTTAAAGATCTAGGGCCTAAATTTACTGTACCATCTTTAGTATGAAATTCCATATCTTCGCCAGCTTGAAACTTATTCATAGATATATCAACATTTCTTGTTTTTTGTCTAAAGAAATCTCTGAAGTTTGCAAACGAACCTTGTTCTTCATCGCTCATAGCATTCCACTTTGCTCTTTCCCCTTTTCTGTCTTTGAAAAATTGCGTTAATTCTCCAACTCCATCTTTAATATCTCCCCAGCTTTTTTGTATCTGTCCACCCATCTGTGCACCTCTAGCCATTGCTGTACCGTAAAACAATGCTTGTCCTACGTCAGAATCGGCAAACTCATTAGCCTTTCTTACTTTACGTTCTTGTATAGTTAAAGCTGAATCGCCAACAATATCAGCCGCTGTTCTATCTCTTGTAGTTTCTTGTGGCATTATACTTCCTCCAAATTTGTTTTCATCCATCTATCTGCAACTTTAATATATAGAAAACTTCCAGCATCGTTTTCAACTATAACACGATCTCCGTTAAAGCCCTCTACATTATCTGGTGCTTCTGATTTTACGTTCATAGGAGTTTCCATAGAACCCTCTACTTCACTAATTTTATCAGACTGATTCCTTAATATCTCTAAAATACTTTCTCTCACTATCCTTGCCCCACCGATCTTTTCTTATAATATTTCTTACTAGACTTAGTTCCAAACTTGGTATGACGACCTTGACCTTGTCTAGTTTTCTTCTTTGTAGATTTTATATTTTGAGAAATTCCAAATACTTTTCTCATCTACCTACCTTTTCTCTAAAAACGATTTGTATATCATTAATAGCAAAATCTTTATGTACAGTACCACTACTATCTGCGTATAGTTCTAAACCAAAAGCATTAACATGTTTAAAAACACTATTGGAAACATTTATTTTCTGAGTTTTAAATTCACTTGTTGTATTTGACAACTCTAAAGTAGAACCAGAAACTAAATTATCTGTTACCTGAGAACCATCTCTAGTAGCAAACCCTCTAATTAAAATATTCTCTCCTCTTTTATAATTAATATAAACAGTAGTAATGCTTTTATTTACAGAAGGAGATTCCATATCGTATTCTTTTGTCTTTAGCATTACTTGTCCATTAGCTGTAAAGGCAGCAGGATCATTATTCCATTTACGCAACCTAACAGTATTATTTGGACTTGAACCATTTCTTTCTATTGCATAAAATAGTTGTCCACTATCTGTGGTTACTAAGTTAGTTAAATCAGCATCTGATGCTCTTGTTATTACATTACTAGAGTCCGCATTCTTATCGAAGTTTTTACCTTCAGACCAACTCTCTGACTTCATATCATATTTCAATATTTGTCCAGAAGGATTAACTATAATCAATTCTTTTGATTCTGGTAAATATGCTATTTGGCTTTCTGAAAATCCAGCATCTACAATAGAACCTCCTAATTTGCCGTAGAAGCTATCAAAACGAGCTTGACCAGACTTTGATATATCTAGATCATATAAACGTTGACCATCATACATATATGCCCCTTGTCTGTTTATCCAAGCAACAAACCCTGGCCCTGATACTACGTGGTATGAATACTCACATCCTTTAAAGTCTAAATCAGCTTCTACAAATTCTAAATCTCTCTGACAGTTCACAATAAATAATTTTCGTTTTTTAAATTGCAGTAACTTACTACCTACTGTAGCTAAATGTACAATTTCATCTCCATCTTCTACTGCTACATCTAAAAAACTATTAGAAGGGAAATAATCAAATTTATTAGGCATAGATTTTAAAACTCTATCATTCTTAGTAATTAAATTACCAAGATCATCATAGTAGGATACGTTACCAACATAAAGTCTTCTATTAATCATAACGCTAGTTTTAAAAGTTGTTCCTTGTCTTCCTATGGAAGTATTCTTTTTAGAACCAGTGTAAGGCTCTAAAACAGAAAGCTCTGATATTGCTGCACCTTTTAAGTATGAAAATGAGCTTGTATTGTCTGTCGCTCCATTCCAAGAATCTTGAGGATAAAGAAATTGATGAACATCAGAACCTACGTCCATCTCTCTAAATATGGAGTAAGTATCTTTTCCTGCTAAACGAAGACCTTTTTCATAGTCAACCTCAAACAATAAATACTTAGCTCCAACATTACCTTTTGCTTCAACTGTTGTTGTTGCATGTATAAAGTTTTTAATTCTAGACCAGTAAACTTTAAATCCAGCAACTCTGTTTGCTTTATTTCCAAGCCTACCTACAAGATTTATGAATAGCTTTTGATGTTTATCTGCATGAGTTCCTTCTTGTTCAATATCTTGATTAGCTACTCCAATAAAAGTAGGATAAGACTCTTGTTCAGATAGTCCATCTTGATTTTTATAAACTAAAGAACAAAACAATCCATACCTATATCCAGTACTAACTAATATAGCACCGCCATCTGCATCTGCTGTTCCATCAGAAAAATGTGCCATAATAGCCATAGATCCATATCCACTACTATAATTACGTCCATCTACGGCAGCATAATTAGCAAGGTCTGATGTTAAGTTAGAAAAATTAGTAATTTGATCACTAGAGTTAACAGTAGGATTAGCATAAAGATATACTTCAGAACTTGAATTAGGACGAAACGTATGTGTATCATGTAATGTGTCTGGATCGTAAGAATAATTAGTTACACTGCCATTTCTTAATGGAGCTATAAACATATCTTCTGTGCTATATAACTCTGCTGTACTAGTAATGCTTTCTGAGCTACTAGTTCCCAACTTTCTAGAATAATTATAATATTCAAAAACCTTAGGTTTGTTTGTATTTGAACCACCCGATACATATGTTGGCACTATTCTAGTTGTTCCATCTAAAGTATACATATCAAGCATAGAGGCATTATTACCATATACAATTGTTTTTGTAGCTAATGAACCGCTTGATTCATTAGTGATGTCTATAATACGAACTGTCTTATCTGCAGAATCATTTATAAATAAATATTGATTAGGTCCAATAGATTCATCATCTACATCACGATCTAAAGTAACTTTATATAATCCATTACCATGATTTAAGGTTAGTAAAGGATTTCCTCCAGTCCCTATATCAGAAGTATATGGACCATTTACAGACTCTCCAAATAGAGTTAACTTACCAGGAATTTCATTGTTCATATTATCTGCACGTTGAAACTCGTTTGGTCCTATATCTCTTGGAGTGGTCTTTTCATTTAGACCACCACTAAAGTTATTTAAGTTTAATATCTTTTTTGGCATTTCTAGTTATATCCATCATTGTTTTTAATTTCTTAGTTTTTTTCTTTTTATCTGTAAAGTTATACTTTCTTCTACTGTCATTTGTAGATGAACCCTTTACACTATCAGATATTGTATTAGTTGTTTCCATCTATTACCTCACCCCATAAAGTTGTTTTTCCATCTATTATCTCAACTACCTCTACTTTGAACTCCCCATTATCAAACCAATCTACTACCGCAAATGCGTGAGCCCAATTATGCAACCTACCACGTAACCACCTATTATCTTCGTGAGACATATTTTTTAAACAACCTAAAGACCAAGCAGCAATGTTGCCTCCTAGTTTAGTTTGCGTATGTCTTTGAAGATCGTGAGTATGTCCATAAATTACATTTTCACCATACGTCTCTAAATGCTTTTTTGCATGATACGTTGTTGCAAACGCACCATGGAAGAATACCAACTTGCCTACCTGGATTGGCAAGTTGTATTCTGTATATTTATATCCTCTCTCCTTTATTTTACACGCTTTAAAAAAGCTATAATCATTGAGATAGGGATACTTGTTAGCAAAATTATCCAACCAGAGATCGTGGTTACCTTGGAGTAAATACTTTTCTTTACATCCGATTTCTTCAAGTAATTCATCCCACTCATCTAGTCCTTTATTTACTAACCTTATTTCTTCATCTACTAATGGAAGTTGAAACTCTAAAGGTGGCAGTTTCTTATCTTTATATTTCCAGGCAGAAACACTATCCCACTCTCCAACATCGCCAAGATTAACAAAAACCTTTGGCTTAACTTTCAGTATTGCTTTTTTAACACACTCAACTGCAGCTCTATCTTCTAACGGATAATGCTGGTCTGGTATTATTATACCACGCTTTTTTAGTTTCAATGAAACCTCCTATTTTTTATCTAGAGCTTTTTTAACTTCAGCCCATAGTTTATCATCTAATTTATTAGAAGATTTAGCTACTAGCCAATCTCCTAAATGCATGATAACTGCTTTAATTAGCTTTTCTGTTCCTAAACTAGTTAAAACCTTGCCTAATAATGGTCCCATTATTTTACCTCGCAATCTTTTTCACAAGCTTCAAGGCCTTTCATATATCCCTGATGCTCAATGATCATTTGTTTAATTTCTGCTAATCTACTGTTAGCACCTTCTAAATCCTTGACAAGTTCATTGTGTTGCTCAACCAATGTTTCCATTTTAGTTTGAGCTTCTTGTTTTAGATCTACTTTTGTTTCTTTAGCCATTGATTTCTCCATGTTATTTTCATACTAAAACTTATTAAATTTTAAACATATAAATCAAGTATGGATTCATTTAATTTCTTTTCTGATTTTATCAAACACTTCTTGTTCATCGAATCTCATACTAATGCCTGGTTCATACCTCATAACTTCTGTTCCATTTTTAAATATAATTATAGTAGGTACTACTTTTATTTTCCACTCTTTTTGTATAACTGCTCCAATAGCTTTATTGTTTAAATCTATTTCACCGACATAGCAAAGTTGAGCTAATTTTTCTACTCCAACTCTATTAGAATAGTTCCAAGATGCATTTACTTGCACTACTGCACATTCTTCCAATTTAACTAATTGTACTTCTTCAAAAGTATCTAAATTGACTGACTGCGAATATAATGGCGAGAGTGATAATGCTGCACCAAACAATCCACATAGTAATTTGTAATATATATTCATCATTTAACACCTTTACTTGTTATTCATGTTTATTAGAGTTTGATTAATGCTTTTGGTATCTTCTTTGATATCATCCACCTTTTCTTCAAGTTTCTCTACTTTTTCTTCTGTATTCATAATCGAATCACGAACCATCTGATCCTTTAAATCATATTCCATACGTGATACTTCTGGCTCTGGTAATTTTTTAGCTTCTTCAATGTCTGCTTGTAATGTATACCACATACCAACTATCATAGCTATAGTTACTGCAATACTACCTGCTGTTTCTAAACTCAATGTAAATTTGCTGTCTTTACTTACTTCTGTTGCCACTTTATCCCCCTATATCGGTATTGTCTGTTATTAGTTGTGGTGCGTAATATGTATTACCCTCACCTTTTAAATACCAATCTATTCTAGCTTTATCTGGTATTTCAAGCTCTACTTGTTGGTATGTAATTCTTTCAGTTCTATCGAACTGCTCAATTTTTTGGTGACCATCTATCTTTTTTATATCTCCGTCATACTGACTTTGTTTTTCTAGAAAGTTACTATACCAAGTAAGGATAGTTCCTTCTTTACAATGTTGCATAATACGACTTGGAAAAAATCTTTTATTAGCCATATCTCCAAAACCATCATAAAATATACCATCATACTTTCTAGTTGTCGGTATGTCATCATACCAATCACCTTTAACTGGTATTACATTAGGCTTATCTTTAGCCCATTCTACCAGTCTATCATATATTCCATCATTAATTTCAATGATCGTATGAGATTCAATATCGTGCTCTTGTATTAAACCAGCACTAATTCCCATACCAAATCCAAACTCTAATATGTGTCCTCCATTAGCACAAACCATATCAGCGTGTAATTGCATAATAGGAGTTTCCCAGGTAGACATAACATCCCAACCTGTAGATTCGTCTATAATACAATCATCTGTAATTGTGTAGGTAACGTTTTTAGCATGATTCTTCATCGACCACCACCAAAGCCACCACCACTAGTATGTTCCCCTCCAATACAATGACTCATATTGAAAGGTGCATTACCAATATCAGTTAAATTAGCAGACGTAGCATTAGAATCTCCAGTTGCTTGTAATGGATTATTACTACCACCTATCTTATCAAAATCATTAGCTGGTCCACCACCACTACCGAAAGTCATACCTTGTCCTCCTTCACATAAACCTTGTAAGCTTATATTTGAAGTTTCTTGAACATCGCAGGCTTCTCCAATAGCAATGCTATTAGAAAACATACCTACGTTAGTATTTGATACTACTACGCCCATTTAATTAACCTTTTATTTTTTTGTATTCTTCAATGTCTGCTTTAAGCTCAGTTACTTTTGCTTCTGCAGTTACTAATTGTGCTTCTGCTTCTGAAATTGCTAAATCAACTGATTTAGTTTCAGTCCAATCAACTACAGTAACATTGTTACCTGAAGCGTTTTGCATTA